CCCGACCTTATTCTAATTGAGATTAAGGATTTTTCCAATATTATCGTCAATTAAGATGTTTTCCGTTTTGTCCTTGAGCTTGTTGGCTTCGTAAGTCTTTCTGGCAAGTCTGCTTTTTTCTAATTTTTTTGCTGCTTTTTTCCTTCTTGCTCTTTCTTGATGAGCAAAGTGGAGCAAGTGTCCAAGTTCTTTACTTGGTAAAGAGCAAACCCATTTTTGCATTGCTGCCTTGTTTGTTGGTTCCATAGGTTTTTATGGTGCAGGGACAAGCATGTGTTGGGCATGTTCTGACGTTCTACCGTCTTCCCATTTGACGGTGCAGTAATAGCCGGGACGTTTTCTTTTATCGAATTTTTTCCTCATCCCTACAATCTTTCCAACAGCAGGGCCGATCTCTAAGGAGACTCCTCCTGCTCTGTTTCTTTTTTTGTTAACAGAATCACCTTCTTGGTATTTTGCAATTGCTGGCATTGTTTTTTATAAATAAGATAAATAGGGTAAATAGGGTAAATAGGGTAAATAGGGTAAATAGGGTAAATAGGGTAAAAAAAAGCCCCCTTGCGGAGGCAGGTTGGTTAAAAAAGGATTGCTGCTGTTGCTAATCCTGCGGTAATTGCAAATAGAACGGTTACTTCCTGTTCTAAATTTTTAACCCTGCGGCTCAAGCCTTCGTTTGATGCGGTAAGACTTTTGTTCTTGTTGTAAAGAACTGTTCTTGTGCCAGCGTTTGAAGGGATCTTGGCGGTGGTTGATGTCATGGAAAAATCCGTTTGTGGTTGACTTTTTAATCTTAATAACATTAGTTGATAATCTCAATAAGATTAGACGCTATTGAAACAGTTTGTAATAATCTCAATAAGATTAGTCCCATTGCTTCTCGTAGATCAATTTTCCGGCTTTAACGATTTCTTTCCCAAGTTGCCCATTACTCCACCCCCTTTTAAATGCCAGTCCTGACCAGTCCTCGGTCGTTAATTTTTTGAGCAGTTTGGGATTCAAAAACTCAATAGGCATTGAGTCGGGGATTTTGCTTAAATCCATTTTTATTTGACCTCGGCAGCGATAACTCTTAAAGCGTTCAAGTACATCAAATCATTTGTTGCTGCACCTATTCGGGTGTGAAGAACACCATTAGCTTCTGCTTCAGAATAGACTTTTGCCTTCAGCTTTTCAGGTCGTTTTAAGTAATAATTATCTTCTAAAACAAGTTTTTTCCATGCGTAAGGAAGATTGTTCTGTAACGACTGAAAAAAAGTTAATTCTTTTTCCACACGTTGCAGGCATGTCTCAATCCTTGTAATTGGATAAAGTTCTAAATCCTTTGTTTGTGCAAAATTCTTTTTAGAAACACAAGCAAATAAAAGTCTTGTTAAGGCCTTGTCAACATCACTTGTTTTTCTATGGGCAGAATCAGCAAAGAAAACAGAGTTCTTGCCAATTGCTTTAAAGGCTCTTCCTGACATTTTTCAAGAACCGTAATAAAGGTAAAACTCACCGTTCTTACCCGTTTGTTCAATCACCTCAAAGAAAGAGTGCCAATCTTCGTATTTTTCCTCGGCCTTTAAATACAACTCCTCGGCGGCTTTCCAAACCGAGCCCATTGTCCCATCTGGAATTGTGGTTCTGATTTCGCTGTAAATCAAATCTTGATCCTCTTCGTTTGCCCAATGTCCAACGCAATTAATAAGCGTATAAGGTGGCTCCTTGATGGGATTTTTTAAAATATCAAGGTCAAGCATTGGTTTGATAACCGAGCTACCTGTTAATGGATTAAAAATGTGGCAAGACCATTGAGTTTTGTAACCCAACTCTTTCCGCAGATTGGCGAGATGATCCAGATGTGTTTTCCAGATTGGATCTGTCCAGTTTTTATGTGCAGCAGTCATTTTTTGGCTGCCCTCCTTGCTCTTTCAAATGCTTTCGCTGTGTTTCTATTTGTATTTGCCTGAACGTCAAAACCCGGCTGAGAAAATGTTGCATAGTCCACTTCATGTAAAAAGAGGCAGGTTCTATTCAGGTCATACCAAATAGCCGTAGGCCTTGGACTTCTACCTGTTGTGTAATGAAATCCTTCTCTCAAATCTTTTGTGTTTCGTAAAACTCGTAGATCTGAATCCGTCACTTTTAGTTTTTTGGCGGTTTGAGCAGTCGAGGAGTCAAAGTTGAAATCACCAACTTTGTAGATGGGCTCCATCTTTTTTTCTTGTTGAAGCCTTAAAAGTTTGTGCATTAACAAATGCAATTCAATGAGTTCTTCTTTGAGAGCCTCATTCCAATCTCGTCTCATGACGAAATCATGCTGGTCTTTTGCCAAGAAATAAAGCTTGTCTAAATCGGAAGTGGTTAGAGTCATTTGAGTGATTCACACGCTAATTGGATTTTGTTAACCTCGCAGTCATGCTTGGTCATGTCGGAAAGGGATGAATTAACACCCCAAAAAAGAACCGCCCCGAAGGCGGCAAATAAAAGGAATCTCATTTTGTTAATTCCTCAAAATCGGTTGTCTCGAATGAAAGGTCTCTTTCAACTTTTAGACCGAATGGGCCTTTGATTGATTCGATCTCCTTGATGTTGAAGTAACCCATTTCTTTTTCTTGGCCTTCAACGTATCCGAAACAATCGCCTGTTTTTGGGTCGTATTCCATAACGAACCAAGTCCAGAAGCTCCAAGGGGTGAACCATTTCACATACGCTTTGTTAGTCGCTGAATGAATGGCGGGAAGCTTTTTCTCAAGTGCTTTTGTTAAAAGTTTCATGGGCCTGTGGTTGATGGCTTCTTAATCTTAATAACATTATTGGATAATGTCAATAAGATTAATTGGTTTTGTTGTATTCGTGATATTGGTCAAACAAGGCTCCGTCTGCATTTGCGGCTTGCTTCCATTCAATTGGTTTTAATTCCTGTTCCAGTTTTACCTTGGTTTGATTTCGCAATTCCAGAAGGCTATCCATTGCCGCTTTTAAACTTTCCATGTCCTCCTCGCTCAATCCTGCTTCTTTCAATTCTTCATCTGTAACGCTCGAAATAATTCTTTGAATTGCTTGGTATGCAATGCCAGCGTCATTTTTTGCGTCTGTTTCCATTGGCTCCCAATTTCCAAATGATGTCTCTCTATAGAGGTTGCCTTTTATCCATCTAATCTCGTCAGACATAATTTTTTATATAGGGGGGTGAGTGTAGGAAAAATAAAAAGCCTCCCGAAGGAGGCTCTTGTTTTTCAGTCGATCATTTCCTCGACTGCTTTTTGTAATTTGGCTGTTTCTTTGACGAGTTCGTTAGCGGTTTCAACCATTCGGTCAAGATCTGCTTGGATTTTTTCGTCATGTCTTTTCATATCTCCAAGGAGGATATTTAAAGATTCAGCAAGTTGTCCCATGAATTAAGTCCTGTGTGGTTGACTCGTTAATCTTAATAAGATTATTGCATTGGGTCAAGCCCTCCCTTAACCATTCCCCATGTTTTTCTTGTTGTTCCCTGATTCTCGTGCAATGCTCGCACTCACAAAAATATTCCTGCATTGGCGGGGTCGTTCCTTGCTTTACACTAACGGCCTATTAAACTTGGGGCATTTAAGCTTCCTTTATTTTTGACCTCTATAAAAGATCTCAAAGGCGATCATAAAAACGCTCGCAAAAGAACCGACCGTTCTGCCACCTTGATCAAGGAATCATTAGAAAAATTTGGGGCTGCTCGGTCAATAGTCATAGATGAAGACAATCGAATCCTTGCCGGAAATGGAACCATTGAAGGTGCAAAAGCAGCAGGAATCAAAAATCTTCGAGTCATTGAAACGGATGGAAAAGAAATTATTGCTGTAAAAAGAATCGGATTAACGGAGGAGGACAAGGTTGGGCTTGCCCTTGCCGATAACAGAACTTCCGACTTATCCGAGTGGGATAGGGAAATGCTTCTCAAGCTTTCCGAAGAAAATGACCTCTCGCCTTGGTTTGAAGAAGAAGACCTTGATGCTTTGCTGGGGGAAGGTGTTGAGGAGGCTGATCTCCCAGATTTGGATGACGGGGAAAAAGAACCTTTCCAACAAATGAGTTTTGTTTTGCATGACGAGCAAGTTGCCCTTGTCAACGAAGCAATTGCAAAATCCAAGGACTTCGGAGAATTTACTAACTCCTTAAACCAAAACTCCAACGGGAACGCTTTGGCTCGTATCGCAGAATTATTTATAAATGGGAGTGAAAAATATGGGGTTAGCTAAACAAATAGTTGTAAAACCAATCTCTGGCAAAGATGCCAATGCTTTGGTTAAAAGGCTTCATTACAGCAAAGCCGTCATGGCAAGCAGCCAGTTGCATTTTGGAGTTTTTTTGCGTGGCAATAAACGATTGCTTGGAGCCATGCAATTCGGCTCAAGTATTGACAAACGAAAAACCCAGAAACTTGTTGCAGACACTCCTTGGAATGGATTTCTGGAATTGAATCGAATGGCTTTCGATGAATTGCTCCCAAGAAATAGCGAATCAAGAGCAATTAGCATTGCTTTAAAACTAATTAAAAAAAATTATCCTCACATTCAATGGATCATTTCTTTTGCTGACGGGGCTCAATGCGGTGACGGCACTATATATAGAGCTTCGGGTTTTTACCTTACTTCGATCAAAGTTAATAAACAGATGCTGTTATGGAAGGGGAAGGTCATAGCAAAAAAAACCTTGGATTCTGGCACTTATCCTCGAATCAATGGCAGATATTATTCGGGTTATTTACTCGAGACAAAACAAGCAACACCCCTGCCCGGTTTTCAGTTGAGGTATGTTTATTTCCTCCACCCAACCGCAAAGGAAAGACTGACCGTTCCAATCCTTCCGTTCTCAAAAATTAAAGAAGTTGGTGCTTCTATGTATAAAGGTATTAATATTAAAGAGCGTCTGAAGCAGGATCAAGTCAGTACCCCTGACAAGATCGGAGGGGCAGCACCTACCCAGACGCTCCAATAATTGTGTTAATAATATAAATATGGGAGTAAAAGGCACTCAGGCTGAAACCGTAGTACGAGCTCAGAAATTTGCTCGGATCATTGCCAATGGCGGGAGAAGGTCGGATTGCGTTCGTTTTGCCTCAGAAAATTGGGGGGTAGGTGAAAGAGCCGTAGATAAGTACTTAGGGCTGGCTAGGGAACAACTGAAGGCCGATTGGGACATAGAACGCCCTCAGATGGTGGCAGATCTTTTGAGCCAATGCAGCACCTTACAGATGGAAGCCAGAAGGGCTGGTCAATATCACATTGCTCTTGGTGCTATTAATACGGCAGCAAAATTAGCCTCTCTTTGCTCTTGAATATTCTCGAAGAATTACCCACAGGCCACGTTTTACACCCTCAAGGTTTTACTGCTTTTGAGGTTTCGCCAGAACAACAAGTACAACAAACAGACGTTATTCGGCAGCGTGTCTTTGACGGTTTATTAAATTATCAGCAAAAAATTTGTGAAGACTTAGAACATAGAATTGTTGGCTTTTGTGCTGGTTATGGAGCAGGAAAAACAAGAACGCTCGCAGCGTGGACTACTTTATGTTCTCTTGATAACCCCGGTACGGTTGGGGCTGTTTTCGCTCCTACTGGGCCTTTGGTTCGTGATGTTTTGCAGCGTTCCCTTGAGGATTTTTGGGAAACAAATGAGATTAATTATGAATATAGAGCCTCTCCCCTGCCCGAATACAAATTAAATCTACCCAATGGGGAAGTGACTATTCTTTGCCGTTCAATGGAATCATGGCAGAGAATCATTGGAGTTAACCTTAGTTTTATAGCGTCAGATGAGTTAGATACTACAAAAACTGATATTGCACAAAAGGCTATTGAGAAATTTCTTGGTAGGTTACGTGCTGGAAATCGAAGACAATTAGGTCTTTTTTCCACTCCCGAAGGTTTCGGAACGTTCTATAATTTATTTGTCCGAGAAGGTCACAAGGAAGACCGAGCACTCTACAAAGCTCGAACGGCTGACAACCCTTACTTGCCCCCAGACTTTCTACAAGCATTACTTGAAAACTATCCTGCTTCTTTAGTTAAAGCCTACACAGAAGGCGAGTTTTGTAATCTTCAGACGGGTGCAGTATATGACCGTTTTGATAGAGCAAAACATGTAACTGAAGAAATGCCTGACCACTCAGAAGAAATTATTCGAGTTGGTTGTGACTTTAACGTTGCTAATTGCAATGCAGCAATAGGAGTAATCAGCAAAGGACATCTATACATTTTTGATGAGATAGGTGGAGCACATGACACAGACTCAATGGCTGACCAATTGCGAGAAAAATTTCCGCACAGTACGATTTACGCATATCCAGACGCTTCAGGTGGAAACAGAAGTACAAATGCTGCAAAGACCGACATCCAAATATTGCAGCAAAGAAAAATTGTCAATTTGTCAGGTGCAAGCAATCCTTACGTCAGGGATAGAGTTGCAGCAGTTCAGGCAATGTTGCTCAATGGGAAAGACGAAGTAAAATTACATATTCACCCACGTTGTAAGAAAACAATTGAGTCTTTAGAGCTTCAAGCGTATGCAGAAGACGGCACTCCAGATAAGACGATGAATCTTGATCACATGGCAGATTCTTTAGGCTACTTAATATGGAAGGAGTTCAATCCATTACACATGAACTCAGGAAGAGGTACAGGAATTAGAATTTATTAGCTTTTATCTATAAACTGTTTACATAACCAAAGAGGCTCATCGTGTATAGCGGTTACAACTTTTATAAAAGAGAAAAGGCTGGAACGACAGCAGATATTAACGACCCAAATAGTGCTTGGCAAAATATGGAGCCGCATTGGGTATTAATAGAAGATTTGATGGGTGGCTCTTATGAGATGAGACGAAAGCATCGAAGGTATCTTTTACAAGAACCACGAGAGTTAGATGATTCTTATGACAACAGGCTCGCTCGTTCTGTTTGTCCTCCTTATTACCAGCGACTTGAGAGAATGTTGGCTGGAATGTTGACAAGAAAGCCAGTTAGGTTAAATGACATTGCTGATGTTATTCGTGAGCAATTATTTGATGTAGATCTTCAAGGCAATGATCTAAATATCTGGACTTACGAGACTGCAAGAAAAATAATTAGATACGGACACTGTGGTGTTTTAGTTGATGCTCCTGCTGATGCAAATGGAAGACCTTACTGGGTTACATATACACCTAGAGACATTCTTGGTTGGAGAACGGAATTAATAGATGGTCAGCAGAAATTCACTCAACTTCGATTGATGGAAAAAGTTGTTGAGCCTGATGGAGATTATGGAGAGACGATTGTTGAGCAGGTTCGATTACTAACACCCGGAGCTTTTGAAATTCATCGCAAAAATAACGATGGTGATTTTCAATTGTTTGATGAAGGCTCTACAACATTGTCTGAAATACCTTTTTCCGTTGCCTATTCCAACAGAGTTAATTTGATGGAATCACGTCCTCCTATGGAAGATATTGCTGAATTAAATTTAAAAGCCTATCAATGTGGATCTGATCTTAGTAATCAACTCCATATAAGTTCAGTTCCTTTATTAGCTTTTTATGGTTATCCGCAGACTTCAGAAGAAGTTTCTGCTGGGCCGGGTGAAGCAATAGCGTTTCCTGCTGATGGAAAAGCTGAATATATAGAACCAAGTGGTAAAAGTTTTGAGGCTCAATACAAGCAATTAGATCGAATAGAGCAACAAATTAATGAGTTAGGGCTTGCTGCAATTCTTGGTCAAAAATTATCGGCAGAGACAGCAGAAGCAAAAAGAATAGATAGATCACAAGGCGACAGCACGATGCAGGTGGTCGCACAACAGATGCAAGACATGATAGACAACTCTTTAATATTCCATGCACAGTATTTAGGAAATAATTCAGCAGGTAGTAGTTTTGTTAATCGTGATTTCTTGGCGGCTCGTTTAGAACCTCAAGAAATTGGTAGTTTGTTGCAACTTTATACTGCTGGAACAATTACACAAGAAACGTTGTTGAAGCAATTACACGAAGGAGAAGTGCTTGGCGATGAGTTTGACGTTGAGGAAGAATTGGAGGCAACGCAACAGGCATCTTTATTAGAAATGGATCAACCTCTGGGGGAAGAGAAAGAAGAGGAGCCTGAAAAATCAGCAGAACCAGAAGACGAAAACGACCAAGCTGAATAAATGACAACAACTGTTCCTGTTGGTGATGGAATCCCTGCTGCGTTTTATCGCAACGCAATAGATCTAAACCGTTTCAGCAATAGCGTTTCAAAGAAACTTGTTACTTCTTATAACAACGTAATACTCAAAGCTGTTGAACAATTAGAGAAGATAGAAAAACAACCTTTAAATAAAAGACCTGCTTACAAAACTGCAAGATTAAGGGCGTTAATAAAACAAACAAAAGAAAGTTTAAATAGTTGGGCAGATGGAAGCGTAGATGAGTTAATTGCAGAGCTTGAAGGTGTAGCAAAAGTTCAGGCGGGTTTTATAGAAGAGCAATTAAAGAAATCAATACCCCAAGGGATGCAGCAAAAAATTCACGATCAAATAGGTTATTCAGTTAATTCTGTTGCTGTTAGTCCGTCATTTGCAAAATCTGTTGTTAATACAGACCCCACGGCTTTAAATCTTTCTGTTTTAAAAAGTGATTTAGCCGGAACAAAAACCCCAAAGGGGACATTTAAACTGACTGCCAAACAGGGGCAGACGATCACGCTGCCTAATGGAGATGTCGTTAAAAAAGCATTTAGAGGTTTAGCTCAATCACAAACAAAACGATTTAATCAAGTAGTCAGAACAGGATTACTTTCCGGCGAAACAACTGCTGACATTGTGCGGCAAATGGTCGGTAATTTATCTTTTGGGGAAAAGGCTAAAACATTAAAGCAAATACAACTGGCAGGGGGTGAACTTACAAAAATGGCAAACGGTCAAGTTATGACCATTGTTAGAACAACTGTTAATCAGGTTACAAATACAGCAAGCCAATCTGTTTACAGAGCCAATCCTGAAGTAACGGAAGAATATCGTTACGTAGCCACGCTCGACTCAAGAACTTCTCCTGTTTGTAGAGATTTAGATGGTCAAGTTTTTAAATACAATGAGGGGCCAGTACCTCCTCAACATTTTGGTTGTAGGTCTACAACTGTTGCTGTTGTTAATTATAAAAAATGGGGATTCACTCCACCTCCTGTAGGGAAAAGAGCGAGTGCAGATGGGCCTGTTCCTGCAAATACAACTTATGGCAAATGGCTATATGGTGAACGTGCAAAAGGGTCAAAGTTTAAAGCAGGTAAAGAACAAATCGCAGCATTAGGGGAACAAAAAGCTAAATATTTTAATCGCCTGTCTAATAAATATGGTCCTGATCAAGCATTAAAGAAATTAATTAGAGACGACAATACAGAAGTTTCTTTAGCTCAATTGCAGAAGAGATATGGGAAACCTGAAGACATACAACCAAAAACAAAAATCAAACCACCTTCAAAAGCTTTGATAGCAAAAGAAGGTAAATATATGACTGCTGCGGAAAAAGCAGGAACAGTTAAATACACCCCTTTAACTGCAGAACAAAAGAAATTAATTGATAAATCTATTGCTGAGACCAAATTCAAAGAATCTGTTACTGATAAAAAACCTATTAAGCTTGTTCCCATAACACCTCAACAAAAGAAATTAATAGAAAAAGAAATTAAAGCAAAAGTCGAGAAAACTGCTATTTCTGAAGTTGCTACGTTTGAGAAGCTTCCTAAAGGTGAACAAAGTACAATCAAATTCTTAGATAATCTAAAACTAAATTCTGAAGCAGA